TACACTATAATATTCTACTTGATTAACTCGTTTTTCAATTTTACCAATATCACGCATTGTGTATCTACGATTATCAATGAAATCAACTGTAACTTCACCTGGATTTAATGTATATGCAGGAATAGTTAATGTATATAAATGCATTGCATCAGATGGAATATCTGGTTGAGCTGGATAACGTGCTGGAACACCCGGCGATACACCAAATACACCCTTAGAATCTAAATAAACTTTATCTATTCTTGGTAAGTAAAATTGAATATCAGTTTCAAATTGTGTATATCTTGTAGGAGCAACTGCTACAATAGCGCCTGTTCCTGTAAAATTACCACCAGAATTGTCTATACGTGGTCTAAAATCAACTGCAGATCTTAATTCTATTCCATTAATTTTAGGAATGTCTTCATAATCAATTTGTCCAGTATATGAATCAACAGTGAAAAAATCACCGGTTGAATGTGTGAAATACTTATATGTTACTGTAAGTCCTGTAACAGATGTATCATAATTTGATGTAGTCTTTATTTTAACCCTACCAACATCATAAAAATCATCTCTTTGTCCGTTATCTAATTCAAAATGTTCAGTAACATCAACAGAACCTGAAGTTTCTTCAACAGATACTAATTCATGTACATCTGCATGGCCAAGAGCCATACCAGTTCCAGTAAAGTCATCACTTGTACTAAATGCAGATGCTGTATTTGAACTTAATGTTTTAGTTTTATGATTTGCTGTTCGTATAAATGGCGCAATTAATCTTAAAGTATCACCATTTACAGCAGATAAACCAGTTATAGTAGCTGTTGTACCAGCACCATTGACTGTAATATCTCCAACACTTACTGATGGATTATCAGTAACTGCAGTATCAGTATCATTAACTAATACCCAATTTGTATTATTTGCTTTAGTACCAAATACTTCATTAGTAACAGATGTGGTAAATGATACTGAACCAGCGTTAACTACACCGTCAGCAGCAATTATACGATTAGTTTCAAATCGATAATTATAATCTGGTGTAGATCCATCTGTTATGGTATTAAGTGTTTTAATTCTTTCGTATGGTAATGTATATATTAAAGAGTCAGGGCCAATGTTATGCGTAGTGTCTGTAGTAGCTATTGTTGCTGCAAAGTTTCCAGCTGTTGCATCTAATTGGGTTGCACCAGTCATTGTACCAGTAAAATCAAATATATGAATTCTATATCTTGAAGCTGTTGTACCACCATTGCCACTTACACGTTCAACTGAACGAGCACGGAATTGACCAATTTGTGTACCGCCCGAATTTTCAATATCTATCATACCAAATGTAGTAATATCTGGGAAGCCAATCATTGATGTAACTTCAATATAGTTATTATGGGTTATTTCTGTAACTTTATCTGTAACTCTTTCCGATATCCTTGCTCTATCAAAATGTACATTAGTTGTTCCTAATGTTTCAATTTCATAACCCCTTACATAAGCCTTTGAAGGCTCAACACCAAGGGTTAATTTGGCAGCATCTCCACCTGTATGTGCTTTAACAAGTGCTTTAAATGGATTAACGTAATAATTACCTGATTCGTCAAATGTTCTACGAGCTAATTCATCTGCAAGGTGATTATAATCAGCAGTTCGTGCATTTTTTGTAACAATACCTGACTCTAATCGAGCTATAAGAACAAAATTACCTGAATTAGCATTAACTGCTTGAGTAGATAGTACTGCTGTAATAGAATAACGATGTGCACCTGGGGCAGACTCATTAGGAGTACCTGTGGCATTATCATTTAATGTTGCATCTTCACCTGAATTAACAAGAGCTTCAGTGACAAGTAAACCAATATCAAATGATACGTTATATGTATATTTAGATAATACAATAGTTTTGGCTTTAACCGTAACCATGTGTTTTTTAATATAATAAATACCATCTTCAATAGATACAATTGAACCAAAACCTATAGCAGAAGAAGCTGAAACAGTAGCAGTTTTACCTGTAGCTGTTAATGAAGCTCCATCAGCAAATACTCCACCAGATATATATTGTACCCATATTGTTATTGGATCTGCGCCTTCAGCAAGAGCGGCATGAATAACTTTAGCAACATTAGTACCATCAGTAAATTCAGTGCCAACTAAGTCAGTAACTGTAGAAGCTTCTACACCGGTTAAAGCAGCACTTAATTTTACATAATCAATTTTATTATGGAGGTGAACTGCACCAGGCACAACAACAGAACCATCTTTAAAGATATGGTCACCTGTAGATGATAATTGATGTTGTAATGCTGATTGAAGTTGTGTTAATTCTCTTGCTTGTACAGCTTTACCGGGTCTAAATAATATCCTTTGATATTTTTCTTTAGGACTTAAACCATCCGCTCCAGCGGATTCAAAATCGTCCCAATATGGTTCTACGTTAAATGCTATTGCCATGTTTCTTCCCTATTAAAATGCGATTACTAATCTTACTGTTTCTACCTGTCCATCAGCTCTTGTAGTTGATGTCCTATTTTCCACAAACATTACATCACCTGAATGATGGTTAATTAAAGGTGCTACTACGTCTGTACAATCTTGTCCTGCAACTATTGTACCACTTTCGCGAATATTATCCCCAGAAGCACCTGCTGCATCACTAAATGTACCAAATCCTGTAGCTTCATTTTGATTATAGTATATAATACCATTTGCTGAATCATATTCCACAACTTGACCTTTAGCACCTGATACAGTACCTTCAATTATTTGATCAGCAGGGAATGTTCCACCTGTTGCAACTACTAAGCTTTTACATGTATTATACGCACTACCTTCTGCTACTTGAGCAATGGTACCTGAACCACTTGATGTAGTAGCAATAGCTTTAAATACTGCTCCAACCGTATTATCTGATGCACCTGCAGTTGTCCAATGAGCTTCAGTAGATGTGCCTAAGGTTAATATCTTATAAAAGTTACCAACTACCATAGAACCTGCTGTTGAAAGAGTTGCTGAATCATTAGCTTCTTCAATTGGATTCTTAATAACTGCTATTTGTCTAAAATCATTACCATCAGGAATTGTACCTGACTCATCACCTGTAAATGTAGTATTAATTGTTATATAATGTGAACGTAAATCATTTGTAGGATCTGCACCATATCCGCCTGGAGGACCAATAATTGGTCTTACTGCACCATTTGCACCTGCGCCACCAGTTACTGTAACTGTAGCGTGGGTATATCCTGTACCAACGTTAGTCATTGTAATACCTGTAATAGCTCCACCAGACACTGTAGCCGTAGCCGTAGCTGATGAACCATCACCTTCAATAGTTAACGTAGGAGCTGATGTATATCCAGTTCCTGCAGTAGTTATCTTCATATTATATATGGCTCCATCAACTGCATTAGTTTGTACACTCCATTGATTAATCAATGCTGTGTCAGAACCTACTGTTGGTGAAGATTTAATACGTCTTGTTGGATAAAATGATGATGTTAAAAACTTCGTTACATCAGATGTTGGGACTGTAAACATATATTTCCATATGTAACCATCTGAACCACTATGATCGATAACACCTGATGTTTGAACACCTGTATTATCTGGGTTAGTTGTACTTGCTCCTGTTCCTGCCTTTAAACACATATATACATTATTATTATCTGAAATAACGTGATATACTTTTCCTTCTATGTTAGTATCTTGATCATCATATTCTGCATAAGTTGTACCAGAAACCCATAGGTTTCTTGGTGAACAATGAATAATATCTATAGCATCAACTCGCTTCATGGCAAACATGTTTTCCCATAAAGTATTTGATGTATAGTCATTTTCATATGGGGTATCTGGAACCGTATCACTAGGTGTCCATGCATTAGGCCGTCCCAAGGCCATGTAGAATTGATTATCACTGAGACTAGAAACGAACTTATTCGTTGTATCTAATCTAAATTTACTTGTGATTATTGCTGCCATGTCTTTTCCTTTATTTTATGAAATAACGAGTGAATTATGTCCACCCATTCCGAATTGTAAACCTATATTGTTATTTATACTATCTTGAAACGTATATGAAGCAAAATCTGAATTTGGACCCAAATATCTGAACTTCATATTTTCCCAATGATTATACATACCCATTTTACTCAATTCTGAACTTCCGTTAACGTAATGAGTATATGATTTCTCTAATAAATGACTATTAAACTGAATTGGTCCAACTTGATATTCACCTAAAGTAAACTGTATTTTACCAGCTGGTGGTAACCAACCATATTGATATTCATCATTTGTTGAATCAAGTAATTCAATAAATATTGCAACTTCACCAAAGAATATAAATCCAGCTGGATGAATTAATCTTGTAAATGCATTTTTCCAATTAGCTACATTCTTACCAGTTTTTAATACATATGAAAATTGTTGATAATAGTAAGAGTCTTGTAAATATTTTTTATTTGATAAAAATCCATTTGCGGTTGTAAATAATCCTTTAGGATATGTTTTTATAACATCATTATTTGTTAATG